TAATAATAATAATAATAATAATAATAATAATAATAATAATAATAATAATAATAATAATAAAAAAATTAATAATAATTTATCACCAGATAAAAGCTATGAAACTCCAAGCGTCCTCCCAGGAAATTATGGAAATAAAATGAATGATAAAGTAGTAGGACTAATTTATAAATTAATTCAAGAAACTAATGAAGTTATAACAAAACAAAAAACTACACTTGAAAAATTTGCGGGAGATGAACTAGGGATACAGATGGGAAACAACATGTTAATCGGCTTGGAAGCTAAATTCCTTAATAGAACTCGATCCGTCGAGTTCTATGATGAATTAACAGACCCTATAAACCTTGAACTGAATAAATATAAGAGGAAGATTTACGAGATAATTCATGTTTTTTTATTCAATAATAGGGAAGATGATATTTCAGATAGTGGTTTTTTACATAAAAAGATATCAAATAATGTTATTTTAGAACCTATTTCTCGCCATTTTAATGAGATTACTACTAAGTTTATTACTGGTGGAGACGTAGATGATAATAAAAAAAAAATAAAAGAATATTGTGATAGATCTTATGTATCTAAAAGAATAAATTATATAGCTTATAAATTATTTAAGGATAAACAGACTTCAACTGAAATTCAAAAAATAGTAGCGCTTATATATCCTACTTCATCATCACAAAGTGGTGGTGGAATAGATGAAAAACAAAAATCAATAATAGAAATATTGGAAAAATATAAAAATAATAAATTAATAGAAAAACCAGATAATGATAATGATAATAATCAATTAAGTGAGTTAATCACAAATTATGCAAATAGTTTTAAACAAATTGTAATGAGTAACGAGATAACTCTCCTTAATAATATGATTGATGATGAGGATGATGATGATGACGATGCAACAAAAAGGGAAAAAAAAGAGTATATAAAACAACAAATAATATATATATTAGATTTTTATAAATCAATAGTGAAAGTAATAAAATTAGTGGTGAAATCACGGAAATTCCAACAATTAAAAGTTACAGAACCGCAAAAACTAGAAATTTTGAGTGATAAAATAGATAGCGTAATAGAGATAGTAGATGATGAGGAGAAAAAAGTAATTCCAGATGATTTTAAAGAAGAAATAATTAAATCAATAGTCGATGCAGACACTAATATTAAAGATTCATTAGCAAAAATTTTGATTATAGTAGGAGATGATGAGAAGAAAAAAATAACGAATAATCAGAAATTAATAGATATAAAAGAAAAATTAGGAAGTATGAAGAGTGAATATGAAGAAACACTAAAAAAATACGATAGTAGTGTTCCAAATGAACAAGTATTACAAACGTTAAAAAAATTAGCAATGATAAATACTAAGGATAATTTTTACAATTTTATTATGAAAAATAGAAATTTGAAAAACATAAATCCATATAATATTGATGAACTTTTAATATTTATATATAAGGATAATAACTTTAATGCGACGTTAATAAATGATCAACTATCAACTCTATTCCAAGAAATGATATATGAATTAAATCATCTATCTCACGGTAAAGATAAAATAAAAATAGTAGTTTTGGAAAATTTATATGTATTAATATTAAAGTATATATACAATGCATTAATGTTAATATGTAATACATATACAATATCTAATACTAATAGTATTAACACTTACCTTACATATAAACACAACATTGGAAACACTTATATACAAGAAAACAGCAATGGATTTAGTGAGGAGAAGGAGGAGGCTTTTTTTAAAAAAATAACTGAGGAGTTGGATAATCTATTCATAGAACGTAATTATTTAGATATCTGTAAGTTTTTAAAGGAACTAATACAATTAATTTCACCAAAAATCGAGATTGAGGTATTTAATACTCTATTAGGAATAGTTAACGTAAAAGAATCACATACTGGTGGATATTTAAATGTAGATTTTTTTCCAAGAATTGTAGATTTATAAATTAATTATTTTTTTTCCATTGTGTATAAATTTTTAAAAAATCATTCAAATCATTTTTCCACATATTTATCTCTGAAATAGATTTTATTAATTTTAATTCTTCATCTTTATTATTAAATAATTCATTTAATTCATTTATTTTTTCTATTGTAAGAGAAAATAAAGGTATTGTTGTTATATAATCATATGATTTATTATTATTATTATTATTATTTACTAATTGAGGAAATTCTAATTCTTCTAATTTAGTAATAATATCTGATTTTTTTTGTCTATAAATTATAATTTTTTTATCTAAAACATATTGAATAAACATTACTTTGTATTTTAATATATTCAAGTCTTTTGTTAATTTACCAATAATATATTCTTTTCGTTTAATATACATTGTTAATCTAAAATCATACCATTCTTTTAATATATCATTTGTCGAATCATATTTCCTTATATTATTATCCTTATCATATAAATGCATATTTGTATTTCTAACAGTTTTAATTAATTTTAATTTTGCCTCTAAAGTATCATTTTTAATAAATAATTCTAATTTTTTTTTTGGAAATGTTAATTCAAAATTAACTAAACTCTCTGTATTATTATCTTTAAAATTTGTAATTATATCTTTTTTCTTTATATTATTATATTCAATTGTTTCTAAAAATTCTTTATATGGAGTGGTCCATTGTCCGATGGGTAATTCACTTACTTGAATAGTATTATCATCTATGACATTATAATGTCCTATAATACTAATAGTATTATCCTTAAGTCTAACTTTACCTTTAAATTTTTTATACCAAGGTTTCATTTTTTTAATTTCTTTTTTATCCATTATTAAAAAAATATTTTTAATTATATCAATTGGATTGTGGGGTGGGATAAATGTACTAAAACCTGTACCTATACCTTCACTACCATTTACTAAAATCATTGGTAAAATAGGTAAAAAGAAATCCGGTTGAATTTTATTACCATCATCAAATAAATAATTTAAAATATCATCATCTTCTAATTTAAATAAATATCTAGTTAAATTTTCTAAATAAGTATATATATATCTAGGACTAGCATGATCTTTACCACCTAATAATCTAGAACCAAATTGACCAGATGGAACTAGTAGATTAATATTATTTGATCCTGTATAATTTTGTGCCATATTTATAATTGCTTGAATTAATGAAGCTTCTCCATGATGATAACTTGTTTTATCAGCAACATAACCAGCCAATTGTGAAACTTTAATTTCATCTTTTTTATTATATATTTTTCTTAAAAAACAAGCATATAATATTTTCCGTGTTGATGGTTTTAATCCATCAACAATTGATGGAATAGATCTTTCTAAATCATCATATGAAAAAAGTTTTAATTCTTTATTTATAAAATCTTTAATTTCAACACTTTTAAAACTATTATCTAAAAATAAATTTTTTGTATCATTTAATAACCATTTTTTTCTATTATTAGATTGTTTTTTTTCAAATGCTAATTTAATTGCTTCTTCACAAATATTTTGATTATCATCATTATTTTGATCACATAATTTATAAGTAATTAATTTATTCAATATATCTGTAAAATATTCTTTTGCTTCTTTTGAATTACTTGTTCCTAATCCTTTATAATATTTAATATTCCATGATTTAATAGTTACTTGTCTTTCCCATTTTTCATAATCAGGTATATTATAAAAACACTTTACTCTTTTGCCTTTTGTTGCTTTAACAATTGGAGTAGATAAAGAATTAATAAATCCTTTACAATTTTTTAATAATGATGGCCAAAAATAATGAATACAATTAATTAATAATCCTTTAATATGAAATCCATCAGTATCTTGATCTGTAAAAATAATAATTCCACCATATCTTAAATCTTTATTATTTTTATATTCTTTTCCTTGTTGTAATCCCATAATTTTTTTAATATTTTTAATCTCTTCATTATTTAAAAGTTGCGATGATGTTGCTTCTCTAACATTTAATAATTTTCCTTTTAATGGAAATACACCAAAATAATCATTTCCAACAACTGATCTTCCTGACATTGCTAATGCTTTTGCGGAATCTCCTTCTGTTAATATTAAATAACATTTATGTGATTCTTTTCCTCCAGCTTTATTAGCATCTTCTAATTTTGGAATACCTTTAATTGTATTTTCTTTTTTACCATCTGTATTTTTCTTTAATTTTGCTTCGTCCTTTAATCTAATAAAATTAATAATTTGTTCAATTAAGCCAAATGATACTAATTTTTTTACTGATTTATCACTAATTTCATATGTAGATCCAAAAGTATTTGATTTTGATTTTAATTCTTCTTTGGTTTGGCTACTAAATTGAGGATTAATAATAATACTATTTACAAATACTACTAAATTTTCTTTTATTATACTTGGTTTAATTTTAATATCCTTATATTTTTTTTTTGTAATAGTATCTAATTTTTTAATAATATTATTTATAATATAATTAATATGTGTTCCACCATTAAATGTATTTATACCATTTACAAATGAAATTTGTTCAAACCCATTATCAGGAATATAAATAATACCTATTTGCCATTCTTTATTTTCTTCATAAATAATATTTTCATTTTGATAATATAGATTAATATATTTTTTAAATGTATTCTCTTCTATTAATATATCATTTAAATATACTTTCACTTTTGGTAATGTAGCAGCAATATCATAAACTCTTTTTTTAAAAAATTTAATCATATCAATTGATATTTCTTTCATTTTAAATCTTTCTAAATCTGGTTCAAATTCAATTTTAACAAATCCCATTTTCATATCTTCTTTATCTTCTATAATAGCTTTTTTTTTCCAAGACATATTATTTTTATAAGTTTGTTTAAAATACCTTTTATTTTTTAAATCACAAGTTTCAATTATAAATTCTTTAGAAAAAGCATTTGTTAGTTTAGCACCTAATCCATTTCTACCTCCAGTAGTTCTTTTAGTATTGTCATCAAAATTACTACCTGTTCTAAAATGTCCAAAAATTAATTCGGGAACATAACACTTTACTTTTTTATGTAATTCTACAGGTATGCCTTTACCATTATTTTCAACACTAATACGTTTATTATTAATTTTAATTTTTATTTCATTTGTAGTTTTATCTGTCATACAAGCATCTCTACTATTAACTAAAATTTCATCAAAAATTTTATATAATGCTGGAGTAAAGTCAATACTTTTTTTATAAATATTTTTATTCTCTTCATTATAAATCCATAAATCTTCTTTATTTGTTTCTATACATCCAACATATGTATCTGGGCGTAATAAAATGTGTTCTCGTTGAGATTTTTTTTGATATTTTTCTTCAATACTTGACATCAATTTTTAATTGAATTTTATAAAATTCTAATATTTAAGTATTTTTAAATCAATTTTTATTTAATAATATTATTTAAAATATAATTTATATATTTTTATATATGTATAAATCAGATACTAAATTAACTAATAATTTATCTAAATCTTATATATCAGATAAAAGTATTAAAATAAATATTGATAGTAGAAATAGAACCCAAAAATCAAAAAATATACTTTTTAATAAAAGTATATTAAATAATTGTTTTACATTTACAAATAATAGTAATTTATTAAAAATACATCATATAAATCATAATATGACTAATAATGATTTAATAACAATAAATAATGTTATTGGAAAAAAAATAACAATTAAAATAGATATTAATAATTTTATTTTAAATACTAATAAACTAAAATTATTAATTTATGATGATGATGATAACAATATAACTGAATTATCCAATAAATATATAACTAATCAATATTTAGATATATTTAATATAGATAATAATAATGTAAATTTTATATATAATATAAATGTAAATTTTTTAAAAAATATATATAAAATATATCATGATGATGATGATAATTATTTTTATATAAAATTATTTACAAATATATATAAATCTAAAAAAGATAATTTAGATAATTTATGTTATATTGGTGTGCATTTTTTAAATATTAATGGAATAAATATTAATAGAATAAATTCTGATTATCCTATTTCTAATACTAATAAAGAAGCATATAAAAAAATATATAAAATTATTGATAATAATTATTATATAATAAAATTAAATGATAAAGCATTAAATATAACCAATAATAATTTAAATATAAATAATAATATATCAATAGCTAAAATAAAAAAAACAATAATTAAAGAAAATTCTAATAATTATCAAATAAATTTAAGTGATAGTTTAT